TTGGTGTATAATACCTAACGATTCTAAAGAAACATTAAGAACAATATCTCCTTCAAAAATGACCAATGGAAAGCACCAAGTTGGCCCAATAGTATCCCCCTTCATATACATCTGGCATTCATTATAGAGATAGTTATATTTAATGTTAGATGGATATTTCTTCATATCTTTATTAGCATCTAAAGAGCGCGACATTTGAGAATGATGATACTGCGCTTTCCAAATAAATGCGTCAATACTTGTTGGAGATACATAAAACAATATTCTATAATCGTTTGAGGTAGCCTTCATCAAGTCCATAACATTAGATCCTAAAAACGATTTAGCGTATCGAGTTAGATTAAGAGATGGTCCTGTATTATGTTCATAAAACATCATGACTGATTGAGGACTAGAATTTTTAGCCTTCTTTGAATCCGCAGACATTGAAATTAAAAATTGCGAGGCGCCAGCACTATTAAAGTCTTCTTGAATGTATTGGTTAAATGTTTTCATTTTAATCCCCAGTTAATACTGACTCTTTATCAATCATAAATTCACGTTCTAATTTTTTTTGCGTGCATAATGAGTCAAAGGTTTGTTTTAAAAGATTTGTTCTTAACTCTCCGTCATCATCGACAAAAGGAAAGCACCATTGATTCGGTATAATTTTATTATCTTCAAGATCGTAAATCTTACTATAAATCCCATAGTAATTAAGTTTTTTTGGATATTGTCCTTCATATTTAGAGAGTGCTGAACAAACTGATGAATGAAGTCGATATGGGGCAAAAATAAACACATGATAATCAATCTCATCGCAAAAAATAACACCTCGAAGCATTTTATCATGGATCAACAATGTTTTCATTGCTGTAGAACTATAAAATGACCTAATATATCGCGCCAAGTTAAACGGTTTTTTTGGCAGTTTTTCATAGAAAACTGGGGCTTCTCCAGAAGCCATTTTTAACATGAATTGAGTAGCACCGTTGCTATTAAAATCTTCTTTGAGGTATTGAGAAAAGGTTTTCATTTTATTCCAAGTTCATGCTTTAATTGATCTAAATAGTTTTGCGCTTTATCGGCCGCTTTTTTTCTCTTTCCTACAGGAATTGTTAAGTCTTGAGAAATTTTAAATTGTAATCTGTATTGATCTATTAAATTTTGGTTATTTTGTCTTCTTGCTTTAGCGGGATGCGGCGCCATATTCCTTTTATAAATTTCACCATAATGCTTAAATAACTGTTTTATGACTGGCTCTTCGGTAATAAATTCTTCAAAAGTTTTCATTTTAAGTTATCTCCTCTGTCTATAATCATAAGAGGATTGATTATATGAAGTTTGCTGGTATCGTTGGTTCACTGCATTATCCTGGTATCGTTGGTTCACTGCATTATCATCGTTGTCTATATCATCTTTAGGGGCCGCAAAATCAGGAAAATTTAATTTTTTAGCGATTTTTTCAAGATATTTTTGAGCTTTAGCCTGGTGTTTCATCCTTGTTGAGGTCTGTAATTCATCATCATTTGCAATTTGAGTATGTAACTTATATTTATCAATCGCTCTTTGAGTCGATATTTGTCGAATATTGTTATAACCGAGGCACTACGCCTCTTAAAGCGGCTTTCGCATAATGCGTAGCATAGTGCTTTATCATTCCCTCGTTGATAAATTGTTCGAATGTTTTCATATTAAACCTTTATTTTTAGAATATTGTAATAGTAGAGCAGGTGATGATTTAGTGTCATACTCGTCGATAAATTTACCAACCCATTTATATTTCTCTATAATACCAGGTAAATCATTTAATAAATCTTTAAGTTCAAAATACGGCAAAGGTAAGAAAGATGAATCAACATTTTTAATAGATTTATTCTTCATGCTATTAACGATGGCGCCGAAATAACTATCCTTTCCTTCATTCTGTGCAAACGATAGACGACCATTGATAAGTTTACATTCTCCGCAAAATGCTTGCTCAAGGTTATCGTGTTCAGTTCTAGGAATGACTTTATCTTTAGTCAGTTTGGCTAAAGCAGTATCGTGTATTATATCCATTCCCGACCAAACATAAATCTTCTTCTTAGATAAGATAGCCGCGAAGCGTACTAAATCATTAGTCAGCCCTGCTTTTCTTAAATCAACTAAATCTTTAGAAGAGGGATTTTCGTAAATGGGAAAAACTACACCTCTTTGGGGTATATCAGCAACCCATTTCTCTTCTAAATATTCATAAAAATTAAGCATTTTAATCGGCTTCCATTCTCTTTTTAATTGCTGCCATGTGATGTTCCATTTTCTTTTTGCTGTTTTCTCTTACTTTAGCCGAATTAGATGTATCAGACGCAATTCTTTTGTGCATCTTGTATCTATCAACATGACGTTGAGTTGCCACTCTTCTAATCAAAGCATACGAGGGAGTCATTACATTTCTGCTAATTGCTTTTGTATAATGCCATGCTTTAGTTTTTATAGCGCCTTCATCTATTTCTTCATCAAGTAAATCTGAGAATTCTTTAAATGTTATCATTTATATTCTCCTTTATTATCGATCATCTTCCATATAACTCTTTAAATGAGCCTTATGGATTTGCATCTGCAATCTACTCTTTTGTTTTTGAGTCTCGGTCGCATTTTTATCATTTGCAATTCTGCTATGGATTTTGAATTGATCGACATGATTAGCGATTTGAGCATTTCTTTTACGGTCTATTCCTACCGTTTTTCTAACAACTTTCTTTGCTACATTTATCGCTTTATGTTTTAAAGGCAGTCCAAAACCTTCATCTAAAAAATCTTGAAAAGTAAGCATATTATTATTCCTTTTTGTCTGTGTCCAAACTCACCAGTTCGGGTTCAGTTATTTTCTGAGGCAATTTTGGCAATTTAATCTCTCGCTTCTTTTCTTCAGACTTTTTAATTTCCATCATAAATTGAGAGAATGATTGATATCGTTCTTCTTTTTTGGTACCCATAATATTACCTCTTATGCAACGATAAATTGCTTTAAAGAATTCCCCATGTAATCCGTCATCACAGTTGTCTTTATATCTCGGTAAAGCGGAAACCACCTTCTGAAGAGTATTTATATCTTTGCACGCTTGAATAGCATGAGAAAACTCATGACAAATGCTTACAGTAACACAATCTTGCCAAGAGGCTTTATAGATACTACCAATGACCGAATCAGTATCCATATCATCATATTCAAGTCTCTTCCACTTATATTGATCTAGAGAACCCGGATTCTTATAGTATTTAGAGAAGTCGAAGAAGCAAAAAGGCTTTTCCGCTTGCATATCGGTTCCTGCTGTGATACCGTTAGCAGCGCCGTCCCAAATCAGAGAAGCTTTAATGTTAAAATTAGGTAAATCAAATTTCTTCTTGATAAATGCGTTTACCAATTTGAATTGTTTTTGAGCGAAAGCAGCAATCTCTTTGTGACGGGGGTCTGATGCTTTTAATACACCGGATTCAAAATCTTCTACAGCATTAAATATCTTTTTAGCCGCTCTTTTATCTGCCGATCCGCCCGCGTATTTATTTGCCATTGGATCATATCCAGATGAAGGTGTCTTAGGTGCAGGAGTTGCTGGAGGTATTGGAGTAGATATTGCTGGAACCGAATTACCTGTTTTCCTGGCTTTTTCATCTGCTTTTATCTGTTTCATCTTCTCGGCGAAAGTCATTGTTCCAAATCGTTTTGCCCCTTCTTGTAAATTGTGCATATAAGATCTTTTTCTTTACATTACTTTTTCGTTTTTAATGCGTCAATCATAAATTCTTTTTCAAGTTTATTATCTGGAAAAGTTGCTGCTAAAGCTTTAGGACCTAATATTGTGCTTAATTCTCCTGAAGGAGAGTATATGAATGGAAAACACCATGAATCAGAAGAACTTCCATGCATTCCCGATTTATAAGTTTGATTGTAGATTTTCTCGTAATTTTTTTTAGGATATCCCATTCCTGTTTTAGAATCTAGTGCAGAACAAGCAAAAGCATGTAAAAGTTCGGCAGAAAAAATAAAAACCAAATAGTTGGGAGGAATACAAAAAATGAGTCCTCTATAACTGTATTCAGATTTTAAAGTTTCTCTAGCAGTTGATGATTGAAATGTCTTCATATAACGAGGAAGATTAAATGGTTTTTGCGGCAATTTCTCATAAAAAACTGGAGCATACATCGTTCCAATAGGAGCATTTGTAACAGCCAAAGTAAATTGCTTGGCCCCATTACTATTGAAGTCTTCTTGAATAAATTGATTGAATGACATCATTATTAAATTCCTTTTGACACTATTTATAAAATTAAAAATTAGTTCAAATCGATTCTTGGAGCAGTCATTTTTATATGAGCGCCGCTGGTAACATAACAATGACCGCCCACATTAACGTCCATATTTCCGCCTACTGTCAAGTCATAATTACCATGTATCGTTTCTTTGCAATTTCCCATCACCTCGATGTTAGCATTGCCTTTGATGAGAACATGATTAGAGCCATCAATAGTGCACTTCCCTGATCCTAAAACATGGAGATGTTCATTGCCTTCTACTACTACATAGCGATGAGACACCACTTTATTCACTTCACTGCCATCGGGATGGATTTCAGTGAATGTGCCTTTTTTATGTTGAACCAGCAAGCGTTCAGCCCCCGGAGTGTCATCCATCTCAATCACATGCCCACAGTTTCCTGGATAATCTTGATCGGAAACATCCGTCTTAGGCTTAGGTTCTGTTTCAACGACATGGTTAAAGGGATATTCCGCCGCATAAGGAGTAGCAGGTTCTGACCAGCCAGCGCCAAAAGCACCGCTGGCAGTATCTACTTTCTTTTTTCTCCAATCTGCTGGAGTCTTATCAATCTTATCATTCCTTGCCATGCGATTGGTATCTGCTTCTCCATCTTCATAGCGAGTATAGATGCCTTCAGGGTCATTAAATCCTTTTTCTTTATCACACTTGCCTGGTTGTCCATAAAGCGTGCCTAATACCCAGAAATTCTGGGCGTTTTGCCCATCAGCAAAGAAACCAAAGACTGTTGAACCTGGGATGAGTCCAGTAGGACTATGCCCTATTCCCCCAAAAGACGCAGAAGTTGTTGAACCTACAACGGGACACCACATTAAATCCTCGGTTTTAATTTCTTCCTTGTCATCAGAATGGTATCCATAAATCCTCACTCTAACTCTACCCAGTTTTTCAGGATCATTGCGGTCTTCAACAACTCCAATCGCCCATATAAAACTACCAGCAGAAAAACTTCCAGTCTGTTGTGCGTTATTCATAATATTCCTTTAGATTCATCAATCATCTTTTTAACTTCTTCTACATCATAATCAAACACAATTCCAAAAGGAAAATGCTTTTTTTCATTGAAAAAGTTTTTTAATTCATTCTCTTCAATGATTTTTTTCATTTGCTCTACAGTCATTTTTTTATCAAAATCAATCGTATTAGGAATCATTATATCCAGAACCCCCTTCGGGTGAAGAACTACCTGATAAACCACTTAATAAAGAAGACAATGATGGCATTTCTTCCAATCTCTTCTTCACTAACTCAAAATTAACGGTGACTGTTCCTGATGTATAAACTTGACAGATATGAGTCACTAAATAATTGCCTTTTAAGTATTTATCAAAGAATAAATTGCTCTCTTGATCCTGATTACTGGGTAAATCCACTTGGCAGCTTTTACCTAATAACTCCCAAGTTCGAGCACCCCCCGCCACCTGAATGAGCAATTTATTTTGTTCTAATTTCATTAAACTACTTTTTCGAGATGTGTGCCAATTAGTCACTTGTTCGTTAATCGTTTGATTGGCGTGCATTCCCGCATGTTTTGGCAGAAACGAGATATTAGCGGTTTCTGTTTTATCAAAGTTTTCTTGCCAAGGTTTGCTTTCTAAATCTGCTGAAATATCATCACCGAATTTAAACTTTTTTGTCTCCCATTTCTTATTGATGATATTATAAGATTGTAATTGTGATCCATAAAAACCACTGGCTAAATTGGTCATACCATCATAGTCATCCGTGTAATATTTTTCTATCATTAAGCCAAAATCATCTTCGGCGTCACCTGTTGCATTTCTTATATGCGCTGGTTTTTGAAAAAATTTAATATTGCTAGACTCATTGGTATAAAGTTCCTCAATGCTTCTAAACGAATACTTGTCAAAATCATTCATAAAGAAAATATAGTCGCTTCTTTTTTCTTTTAATGCCATTTTAGCACACCACCAGCCCGCCATAAAGGGGGACCAATTGGGTACAATTAAATGGAAATCGTTATCACTTGGATCAGAACTGGTTAAAGAGCCATTTAGATACTCGGAGCAAATCGTTGAGACCATATCTTCTGGTTTCTTTTGCGAAAAGGTTTTGCTGATTCTCTTTGTCTGATTCATTAAGAATCCTTGAGAGGCGCAAAATAATTTATATTGAATATGCTGCTGTCCTTTAAAAATCTTTTCACCCAACTTGTAAATAATAAACTCGTAAGTTTTAGATCCATCAAAAGTGCTATTTGTTTGAGTAGTCACTGAGACTGATAATTTACTGCCAGGTCGAATAGGAAGTCTCATAATAAGATTGGCAGAATCTTCAATGGTAACAATACAGGACCAACAAGGTAAAAAAATATCTTGATAGATAACTAATTGTGGAACAAAGGAAGTGATTTCAATACCATCAATAAAAGTATCTAATTTTTTTATGTCGTGAAAACTAGCAGCATTTTCAACTTTCATACCGGTTTACCTAATAGCATTTTATTAAAATTATCTTCAAATTTAGCAGTATGAGATTTTAAAAGAATGTTAATATCTCTTCTTTCTAAATCCTGGGCTTGTTCATACGATAAATTTGATACAGGAGTAATATGAGCACCAATACTGGAAGGATCTGATTGATAAAGAGTTCTATAATATTCATCATCAACTTCATCGCAAATAGAATCTGTTTGAGTGTTATAAAAATGATGAATGCCATTAAGTCCCGTTGTTAATGGTATGGTCATCCATGTTCCATCTGTTTTTTTAAGTTGGCGCCCAGCAGCATATTTTTTTTCTGTAAATTTTTCAACAATTTCAAAAGTGTAACACCATTCAGTAAAAGGATTAACAACATTATTAAGAATTAAAAAGATCCAATAGAAATAAGGGGTATCATAAAGGTCTATGCTTAATTGCTCATAAGTGTCACCATCTTTTAAGGAATATTTTTGAAAAGTAGTTGACTTATTGTTTGAGACTTGCCTTAATAAAAAAGACGTTAAAATGTTAATTACTTTTTTCTTAGTAAAAGATGAATCATTGATAAAGGAGTAATCTGTTTCTCTAAAATTTTTAAAAAATGTGCTCATTAAAAAGTCCCTTAGTAGTTGAAGTTTTCAACATCTTCTCTAACAACAATCTGGATTTCAGCAAAAGATATGTTCATAACAATTTCAGTTGGAAACCCATTTCGCATCATAGTCCATTGTCCCGCCCCAGTATCTTACATGTCTACTTTCGTCATAATCGCTCGCTTAAAACGATGAAGATAAGGGTTTTCTGCATCCATAAACTGATAGCGAACATCAACTTCTCCAGGGTATTCGAGCATTGCCGCGCCAGCGCCCCATTGTCCCCCAGCAGGAAGAGACCATTTACGGAAAATCTTAATGATCTCATGAATTTTGTCGCAATCACTGAGTTGAAAAGGAGTAAAACGAAAGACAAGATTAAATGATCTTAAATCAACTCCTCTAAAAATTTGTGCTAAATAGGGGTTGATTGTATAACCTGTTCCCAAAGTAAGAAAATCAGATGCAGCGGAAGTAATATCGGCAACACCACCAAAAATTTTACCCAGTCCTGTTTGAAGAAAACCTGACACCCCTAAAGCTTTCATAGTGGTTCCAATCGCGGCTTCTCCTTTATCGCGCATTGAAACAGCATCCCAGGTAACGGTGGTGGGTTGACCAAATTGTTCAGGAAGATAAAGATGAACCTGATCTTGAAGAGTGCTTTGTAACGTACTATTTCTTTTATAAAAAGAAAAGTGAATGTTAGCGGGAAAGGCTTCTTTATTCGTTAAAAGTTCTGGATAATATAATTCCATAAATCCCTCTTAGAAAACTATAAATAATGTTATATTTTATTTATAGTTTTCTAAGAGGGATATAATGAAACGATTTCCAGACCCTGTAAAATATAAACCTATTTTTCCAAATAAATATGTTGGTAATATCAATGAAATTGTAATGCGTTCTTCTTGGGAATCGCATTTGGCATTTTGGCTTGATCGAACTCCTTCTGTTTTAAAATGGGGATCAGAAATAAAAGCCATCCCCTATTATTCAACAACTGAACAGAGAATTAGAAACTACTATCCTGATTTTTGGGCACTCATAAAACAAGCAGATGGCACAGAAAGGCGTTTCATTGTGGAGATAAAACCACAAGTTCAGGTGATGCCTCCAAAGCCCAGTAGAAATCAGAAAAAATATGTAGAATCATTGATGACTTGGCAAAAGAATCAAGATAAATGGAAAGCCGCCAGAGAATACGCAAACAAAACACGGATTTGAATTTATGATTATGACTGAATACGAATTAGGTTTGACGAGGAAAAAATAACATGGCAAGAATTGATCCAAGAGATCGACATCAGAAAAAAGGGCTTCAATGGTTTTTTGGAGAGTTAAAAAAAGCGACAAAAGACATTAACTATAACGCTTTTAATCCTATTAAAGATCCATTCATAGGAGGAGTTTTCATGTATCGTTATGATGCCAAATGGAAAGAGAAGCTTCCTATTTGGGATCGTTTGCCTTTAGTCATTCCTTTTGATATATATCCCGGTGGTTTTATTGGATTAAATCTTCACTATGCCACCGCAGCAGAAAGAAAAATTATACTTACATATCTTTTAAATCTAAAACAGAAAAAAACTAATAGGCAGTATATATCTATTTCTTATCAAGCCATTAAATCAGCCATAAAATCGGGGGCTTATAAGCCTTGTATCCACCGCTATCTCAATTCTCATATTAGGTCAAGACTTGTTAAAATCGACATGGAAGAATTAGAAAATATCGCTTCATTACCTCTTGCTCAATGGCAAAAGAAAAATATATAAAAGGAACTTCAATGTCAGCCGATATAACAAATTTTTTAAGTAAATTTTCAGGGTTTGCTCGTCCTAATCGCTTTTTATTGGAGTTTTCGCTTCCAAAAGGAATTACTGCGACAGGCACTTGGCTGAATACTGAAAGCACTGCGGCAGGAATGATTACCAATTCGGCATTGCTCAATGGTAACGGCGTGATTCAAATTTCTTGTCATACCTGTACGATGCCTGCTCGTACTTTAATGACTCACCCGCATGTTCAACATGGCGCGCCATTTAGAGTGCCTTATAGTCAGCAATATGAGCCAGTTACCTTTTCTTTTTATTCCGGGCGTTATCACGAGCAAAGACACTTTTTTGAGATTTGGCAAACTGCCGTTGTTAATCTGAATGATAACTCGTTTAACTTCCTCTCTGAATATTGTAGTAATATTGATATATGGCAATTGGATCGTAACAATAATAAAACTTATGGAGTCAGGCTTTATAATGCGTGGCCCATGGCGATTGGCGAACTTCAATATAACTATGGAGAAAATAACACACCTTTGAGTATTACAGTGACTATGGAATATAAATTGTGGAAAAACAACCATGATACCACCACTATCTATCCCCAATGAATGGACTTTAAATGGAGAGTCTGTTTCATCTGAGAGGATTACTCCTTATTTTGGAATGGTCTATTTAATCACTGATAAGGAAACAGGAAAAAAATATATCGGACGAAAGTATTTTTGGAGTTACAGAAAAGAGAAGGGAGTTTCAAGAAGGAAAAGAAGAGAGAGTGACTGGAAGGAGTATTATTCAAGCAATGAGGAATTAAAGAAGATAGGGAAAAAGACTCCAGAGAGATTTAAAAGAGAAATTCTCCATCTATGTAAAAGCAAGGGAGAGACGAACTGGCGAGAACTGGAAGAGATTGTTAAGCATAATGCGGTGTATGACCCAAACTATCTTAATGAAAATCTCCTCGGAAAATATTTTAGAAAAAATGTTCAAAGATATTATTTGGAGAATTGAGATGAAAAAACTTTTATCATTTTTAGCAGGATGTCTTCTTGCGGGGACTGTTACTGCTCAGGTTTGCGGTACTATCAAGATCACTGGAGTCGTTGACGGGGATACTTTAAGAGCGGAGATTGTGGGAATGTATAGCCCGCTAAACCGTGTTTTGATTAGAATAGCGGGCATTGATACTCCCGAGATTAGAGGGCATTGTCCACAAGAAAAGGAACTGGCGCAGTCTGCTAAGAAATATCTTTCACAAAAATTATTAGAGACCCGCGCAATCACTATGGGCACAATGGAATGGGATAAGTATGGTGGGCGAATACTTGCTGATGTCTATTTCGAAGGACAAGATGTAGGTAAAATGATGATCAACGCTGGTTTTGCGATGCCTTATAGTGGAAGCAAAAAAGGCGAACACTGGTGTGTATCGCCTTAAGGATCCTATATAGTCTTCTCCAAAGCGAATTGGCTTGATAGACTCATGACAGGAACATTGATTTTATGCCATTCATGAGTGGCATCGGGATCACTTTCCATGACGAGTTTGACGTTAAAATGATAGGCAATCTTGGTCCAAAAAATATCAAATTTATCAGGTCCCACCATCACATGATTAACACCAAACGGATATAAAATGCCGGTTCTTTTCGCGAGTACAATAATTCGATGCTTATCTCCAAGCGACTGAATGATCTCAATGAGAATAGGATCGGTGATATTTTCATCCACCAAGATTGCTGTTGGCGATTCTTCCAATGGCTTATAAGTTCGAGTGAATTGATGATTGTACATTTTCCACATCGAATAAAGCGATTTAAGACTGTTGCCTGTTGATACTCCGTACATCATAAGTCCCATAATATCAGAATGAACTGGCACAATGACTACCTCATATCCCTGTTCTTCAAGGATTTCGATATAGATTTTTTTCACTTCTTCATCTAAAGCAAACGCCCCATCAATGATAAGTCCACTCACTTGACTATTATTGGCAGCAGATTCAGTCTTTTCGAGCATATGGATAATAATATCGTTTCTAACGGGTAAAGACCACTCTTTCAAGCAAAGAGGATGATACCCTCTGCCTTCAACATACTCGGAAGTGAGATCTTGTTCAGAAATACGATCAAAGCGCCCAGTCGTTTCGAACTCAAGATTCACCTGGATCTGTTGGGCTACAGCACAAGTATCTTTAGAAATAACACCAATGACAAGATACGCCTTTTTCTTAGCCGCTTCAATTTTTTCATTCATTGTAGTTCACTCACTTTTCGATTATATTCGTCGATTGCTTCTTGTCTAAGATCGGAAAAATCGTTTAAATCAGCATATGTCTTCTTTTTAGTGATATGGATAGGATTAGTGCTATCTTTAGCATCCAAAGTGATGGTAACCCCATATCCCTTATTGGTAGAGGTGATACGAACACCCGTCTCAAATGGTGCTGGCATTAAATCTCTCCTTTAAGTTAATACAAGCACCTTTCACTAACCCTTCGCTAAAATAAACCCTGGAAGCACCGAGCAGCATCATCTCCTTAATATCTTCTTCGAAGAAAGAGACAAACCATTCGGCAAGATGTTCGACAGTAGTTTCGGTATTGATAATATGAGTTTTAAAGCATGTTTTGTTTATGAGTAAATAAAAATCTCCCCTAAAAGTCTCATATCCAATTTGGAGTTTCTCCCCGTCATCACCAATAACATTATCGCGCCAAATAAACATGTGGTCATCAAGAGTGTCTTTAATCTTCAATCTAAACTCTTTAGGTAATTGAACCACCTGCCCATCTTCATCTACGAATAGCAGCCAACTCTTATGCCCATGAGCAATGTTTTGACATCCCCAACTGGTGCTATTCTTTAATCCATGAACATAGGTAAACGAAGTTTCATTTCCAGGAAAATTATCATAAGGCAGAATCGGACTATCAGTAACAAACACTTCAATCTTAATATCAGAATTGGGGTATTCGATGTTTAATTTCTCCTCAAGATAATTTTTGATACAATCTAAACTATCATCATATTTGCAAACCTTAATCGCATTTCTGGGACAAGATAAAGTGAACTTCGGAGTAGATACCACCGCTCGTTGATTATTTAATTTATATGGAAACATTATAACACTCTTGAAGTTAGCATTATCTGGTTTAGAAAGATCCTCAAAATGTTTGGCGTCGCCATGATCTTCTGGTACCCAAATTTTATGGTCAAACCCTTCTTCTTTATCATCAATAAGATTTTTAATCGTCTTTTTAATTGTTCCGAAATCAACTACCACATTTTCAATAGGCTCTACATTTCCTGTAACTTCGACGCTTAGATTAAGAGAGCCGCCGTTAATGGTTAAATTAGTTGGATGAACGTAGGCATAGTCTATGGCGGTAAGATTTCCAATAAAGAGTGTTGATGTTAGCATAGTATTTCCTCAGATAAAATAGGGGTTGGATAAATAATATTTAACCATTTTTCATCGACTGGTTTGCCGTAATATCTATACCAACCAAGTTTTGCCATCACTCGTTCGCGAATACTCGCCTCAATCATGTTGTAGTCTTCAGGCTCAGGTTCCCAGTCGTTATACAGCCCATAATGCTTAGCCAGATCTACAGCAAACTTTATTTCTGGATCAGGATGAAATCCACGACGCTTCATTTCATCAACTAAACTATTAAATCGCTTTTCAAGATACAGAAACTTGTCAAGCCAGAACTTTTGATGCCCAGTGCCTAAACAGAAGCGTTCTGGAATGTAGTCAATAACTGGGCTTTTCTTTGATCGCTTTTCGAGCAAAGCAGGAATCATTCGCAATTCTCGTTTCTCTGCTATCAAATGTTGATCCAGAAGGAATATCGGGTCGATCAGATTAACTCTCATTTAATTTTCTCTCTCTTAATTTAAAAATATAAATACAAGTATAGGAATGATTGGCGTCACTCCTATACCCTAATCACAATAACCTATTCCGGAGGCTATCATGCCTGAAACTACTTATA